TTACTCATCAGTTAGTTTCCCAATCACCACGTCCTTCCGCGCGCTCCCCGCACTGGAGCCGAAGTAGTAGCCCAGCACCAACCCTAGCGCCATGTCCAACGTACCCATGGAGCGCAGAACAATCTCGCGCATTTCGGTCGGCACGATGTGCGACAGGATGTACCACTGCACAGACAAATATCCAATGACAACCACGGCAGCCAGAATACGCGGAGTCCAGCTATCGCCGGTTTTGATCTCGCGGTCGCGAGCATTGGCGCGGTCTTCGGCAGCGATCTTGGCCAGATCGACACCAATGGCAGCCATGTCCTTCTCGAACTGCTGATTGGTCTGCTTGATGGCAAGCAGATCGGCAGGCGTGGCCTGCGCGATTGCAGCGGATACCTGTTGCTCGGTCGCATTGGGTACGCCGACAGCATCGCCGATCGCACGAATGGCGACCCCGGCCAGCCCCAGCTCTGGGGCCAGTGCGGTTGCCAGGCTCGGCGCAATCGTCGCCACCGCTTTCTTCCAATCAAAATCACTCATCATTCTCTCCTCAAGTCATTACCGTTTTGCCAGCCTTGAAATCCGCCAGCGTCAGTCCATCCGTGTACTGGAAGTGCGCCATCTCCTGGAAGGTGGTCCAGCGTCCCGCCCATTCCAGTCCGCACCGCTCGCCGATTTCCCCGAGTCGTTGCCACACGGCACGATTCTCGCCGATGGTGCCCCATACGGGTTTGCCGCAGCGCAGCGGCAATACGTCAAATGCGCAGCGCCAGTTGTGCCAGCTGTCGCCTGCGCGGGCATTGGTCACCACCTTGCCTGGCGCAGTCCTGCCGCGTGCGTAGATCGCATTCTGTGCATCGAAGTCACGGTAGGTGCTGGTGGTGATCACCGTGATGCCCTGTGCCAGCAATTCCGGATCGGCAGCACACGCCGCAAAGTAAGCTTCCGCGCGTTTGCGGGCTGCTGGGGCCAGTTCATGCAAATCACGACTGTCGATCATTTCTTCCTCGCTTCCAGAGTGGTGACACGGCGGTCCATGTCATGCATCATTTGGTTGACCAGCGCGGCATCACGCATCGCGTCATTCCGGGTATAGCGCTCGTCGCGCATCTCCTTCACTTGTCCGGACAGGTTGTCCAATTTGCTCGACACGCTGGACAACCACCAGATGCCGGTAGCGGTCTGGGTGACGATCGCCACGATCAGCGCCAGCGGGATTTCCTTGCCGACGTGCCAGTGTTCGCGTTCACCCGTGGTGTTCGGATTCATTTGCTTTCTCCCTTCGGATATTTGGTTTTGATGGCGGCGCAAGCCGAGATGTAGGCGGCTTCCTGTGCCAGCCCGGCTTCCCGGACGGCGGGATCACTGGATGCTTTCTTGACCTGCGCGTCGATGTAGTCCTGCATCGGTGGATACTCGGCGGCACGTCGGGCGATGTAGGCTCGCGCCTGCCGTTCGGCCAACTCAGTGGCGATCGCCGCCTGCAATTCATCGGGTGTCGGTTCCGGCAGGCTGTCGGTCAGCCATACCAGTTCTGGCTGCGCGTTTTCGCCGACGATGCGCACGTAAAAATCCACGTTCTGCACTGCCTGCGGATGGATGCGCAGAATGACGTTGTGATCGAGATGTTGCATGTCGGCTCCTTATGCGATTCGTTCCACTTTGAGTTGCGAGGCTCCAGGGCCGTATGAAGCTCCCCAGTTCATGGCCGTGGCCGTAGCACCCCATGGCAGGGCGGCCAGATCGATGATCGTGCCTGCGGCGAAATAGCCGATATAGTCCACCACCGGCGAGCTGTACCAGCCAGCGGTGGTTGTGGCGGCACCGCCGTACCAAGCCAATCCACGGTTGAACAGAAGGGCAATGGCCACATGCAAGGCCGGGCTGACCGTGAAGGTCATCTGTCCGGTAATGCGGTACCAGCCGGTCTGCGAGATCACCGCACCACCCGTCGCCGGGTCCTGCTTCATGCCGCCATTGGCCGCCTGCACCGAAGGAATCGGAAACACGATGGTGTTCCATATGCTGGAGGTCAGCGTTTGTGCTGTCGTGCGCAACAGCGACAGGAGTGGCTTCTGCGGAGCCGTTCCCTGCGTATCCGAGATGAATTCGCAGTTCACCCCGTTGCAGTACAGCATCGAGATTTCGCCCTGACCGATGGCCTGTCCTGTGCCAGCTGCAGTCTTGATGGTCACCGTGAATGCGCCGGTGGTGAGATTCTCCATGGCGAACACGGGCATGTTGTTGGGCACAACGATGGTCAGGTTCGAGGTCAGCGCGCCGTTGAACTCGAAGCTGGAGGCCAGTGCTTCAAACTCGGTCAGCGTGTAGGTGCCACCCGCCAGTGTCTTGGTGACGTTGTAACCGAGACCACTCAATGGCTGGACCGGAATCCAGACGGTATTGGCCGCATCGCGAACCTTGAGTACCCCTGTGGTCGTATCTGCCCAGACCTGATACGGCAGGGGTGTGCCGGGTGGAGTCGGACCAGAAAACTGCGTGCGCAGTGTATCCAGCGCATTGTTCATTGCAGCGAGCACCTGCGCGCCGGTGCCATCGGCCACGACGAGTGAGTTTTGAGACATAGGTGATCCTTACGTTAGTAGCCCTTGGCGAGCCAGTTGATGTTGCGTGCCACGCCGACCCCAGTATTGGTGATTTGCACGGTAAAGCCGGTCGTGGTGGGTTGTGCCGGAAAGGCGATGACATCGCCTGCCTGCGGGTTGAGGATGGTGATCTGCACGTTGGGTACGATCTGGAACGGCGTGGCAAACATGATCGCCTTGCCTGCTGCCGGTACGGCCAGTGCCGTGCCAGTGTCCACCCGATCCGGCATGTCCACCGTGAAGCTCATGCCGGACAGAATCGTCGATACCGATGGATCGTTGCTGTCGAGCTTCACCCTGAAACGGAATCGGCGCGCGACATACTGTCCCGGCACGAACGGTCGCCAGCCTTGCCAGACCAGTGTGTTGGGTGCGGTATCGATCTCGATAGCTAGACTCGATTTACCCGAGAAATTTCCCGCCACACTGGCTTGCGCAGAGAACACTGGAATTGCCGCCACCGAACCAAACGGCGTATCGGATGCTGCCTGCACACTGACCGACACGTTGCAGGCTTGTGCGGTACCGATGTCAATCTCGTGTGAAACCGGGATCTGGTAGTAACCACCGGTGGCGATGCCGCCGTAATACTCCACGGTGTTGGCAGCGGAGATCAGCGGAATGTCAGAGAACAGAGCCGACCCGCCGAGCTTCACGGCATTTTCTACAGGGTCGCGGAAAGCTGGGGTGGTGCAACTACCACGCCATCCGGTTACCGCTTCGTCCACGCTGGCCACGATGTTTGCGGGCAACACGCCGCCACCGATGGCGATGGATTGCGCTGTAGCCGAATAGGCCGTGACTCCACTGGCATTGCTGAAATGTGCTGCCACCCAATAGGTGCCGGATTGCGCAACAACAAACTCATGCAACGGCGTGCGACCCTGCACGATCGCGGTTTGCCAGTTGACGCCCAGTCGTACCTCATAATCGACACTGCGGAAATCCGTTACCGGCTGCCACGACAGCAAGGTTTGTCCGTTCCGGTAGGCATTCGACAGCCCTGCAACATTCGGCAGTGGGGACTTCAATGCGATGCCGGTCACGTTGTAGGTGACCGGCTGCACCATGTCGAGCGACTGCCTCGCACTACCAAACTGGTTGAAGGACAGCAGCTTGATATAGAGCGGCAACCCGATCATGTCGGCGGTGAACGGGTAACCAAAGATTGCCTGATCCAGTCGTGCGAACAGCCCACCTTTGTTGTGCGCACCGATGGTCGTGCCGTATGCACCGCGTCGCAGATAGGTGCCGAGCGTGTATTTGCCGGTACCGGTCAGGGTGGCCGTCTGGTACGCAATCAATTCGCCATCGACGTAACACAGCGTATTCAGCGCATCGGCATCCGCCTGTGTGCCGCCGGTCAGTTGTCCACCAGATACAGATATATCCACGGCCAGTGTGTTGGTTCGGTCAGGATCATTGCTGCTAGCTATGGCCGCCGTCAGTACGCCGTGACGCGCCGCACCATGAATTTCGCCGACCTTTTGATAGGTGGCGTTGTCGCGCGACACCCACACTTCGCAACCGCCCCAGTTGGCTCCACCCGAGGCGGCAATCCAGACCTCCAGTCCGGTGCCTGCGGTGAGCAGATCCGGCGCTTCAAAGATTACCGGTGCATTAACATTGCCCGGATCGACGTTGTAGTTGGCGGCAAACCCGCTGCCTGCCTGTTGCGCGTATCGGGCGGCGGCAGCCACACCGATCGGCAACTCTTCGGCGCTCACTGTCAGCAAGCCGAACTCATCTTCCTCGATGCTCACGATACGCACCGGTTCACGGTTCAGTCCCAAGGCGCTATCGGAGAGCGTCACCACATCCATCGGTTCCAGCAGTGCGTATTTCCACGGCAGTCGGAATTCGTAATGATTGCGGATGTACAGGCCGCGCTGCAGGATCAGTTGAGCGACATGCCGTGCGATGGTGGCATTGCAGATTTCCGATAGTTTTTCGGGTGAGGCCGGACGCAACCCGTAGGCTTCGATGTTGGCCTGATCGAGCGCTTCTGCGAGTTCCGGGTTGTAAAAGTTGCCCCGATTTGCAAACTCGACCTTGATCGAATTGGGCGTGTCCGATTGCGCCTTGCGTACCACGGTCACCGGATCACTGCTGGTATCCGCAATGAATGCATCATCGTCCAGGTCGTAAATCGGGGCGATGGCAGGTGTGTAGGTCACGCCATTACCGGTCACCACCTCGTCGCCATAGGGAACGAACTTGAGTAGCCCGTCCGAGTAGACCACGGTGGAATTGCAGCACTTGAGCCACTGCAATATCCATTCGGCAGCCGATTTCTGCGCATCCACCACGGCACTGATGAAGATGCCGTTGGCTACACAGTAATTGGAGAACTGAGCCGTATCACCGACCTGCACCGACGGAAACAGCGCACCGTGCTTGGCGTTGGTCAGAAAGTCATAAATGAGATCACGGGGATTGGCATCGACGATGGCAGCGGAGTATTGCGCCATGCCCTGCATCTCAAAGGAGTAGTTGGGTAGTTGCGCGTTGGTGCCCAGATCAACCTTGGTGGCGGCAATGTAGGCCAGCCCCGGATAATTCAATGCCTGTGCCGGATAGCGCGAGGACAGATATGCCCAAGGTGCTTGTCCCGGCACACCGGTAAACTTGGCCTGACCACCGCCTGCGAGCAGCCCTTTGAAGTTGTTGGTCGTGGGTGAACCCTGTATGCCGTTGACCTGTTTTTTACCTTCCCAGATGCTGACAATGCCGCCGACGGCACCTTCACACAAGCCGATGGCAACCGAGGCACTGTACTGATAGCCGGTCACCTGAGGACTTCCACCTCCGCCACCACCTCCGCCCTTGCCACCGGAGGCCGCTTGCGAGGTCTGTGCTGTGGCCAGGAAATCACCGTACCAGAGGATGTTGCCGGTGATGCGATGCCGACCATAGACGATCTGCTTGGGCAGCCCGAAGGTCGAGCTTTGCATGCGCACGCCAGACAGACGTTGCGGGGCTGGCGCACTGGGAGCACTGCCGCCACCGCCAAACAAACCGCCCATGGTTCAACTCCGAAAATAACTGTAAAAACGAACGTCACGTCGGGCCAGATCAACATCCTGATCGAGTTGCCCGAGGCAGACACATCCGGCCACCCGATAGGCGTGGATGAACTGCGGCCAATCCACGACGATGGCCCCGTGCGAGAACGATCGACCGAAGCGCCAGATCGCCACATCCCCCGGTAGAGGTGATTTCACTTCCACCAGATAGCGCTCGACCCATGCCAAAAAGCGTTCTTCCTCGCGGTGCAGCATCCAGTCCGGCGGATAGTCACCGGTGTCGAATGCCTCGATCAATCCGGCATCGGCGTAAACACCGATCAGGAGTTGCGCGCAATCCACACCGGCACCCTTGACCCGTGCCTTGTGGTGATAGGCCGTGTTGAGCCAGCTGCGCGCAGCTTCCACCAGCGCAGTTCGTTGTTGAGCTTCGGTCATGATCAGTACGCGGTTTCAGGGATGGGGATGAACGGTTCGCCCCGGAATTTCGGCGCGTTGGCAAATTTGCTGGTGCAGGTTGCAAGCTGCTTGTCGCAGCCGGGATAGGCCGTGAAGGTATCGCCCAGTTGCGGCACATTCGGCCACGGCAGGTTGAAGGCAAATGCGCCACCCGCAAACGCACGCACGGTGCGGGAGATTCCGCTGTTCGCACCACTGGTGAAGGTCACCGTACCCAGATCGAACCAGCTTGCCGCCAGCGCCAAGGGAGACGGAAAACATGTCGCCGTCGAGGTGCCACTGACCGTTCCTGCCACGGCGAGTGCGGCCTTGGATAAACCACACATGCCATCGAACAGGGTATTGCCGCATCCGGCCTGATACTGGTTGCGCGGCATTTTGACATTGAGTAGTTCGAGCCAGCTTTTGACCTTCAGGCGTGCTTCCGTCCTGCCAGTCTGCACTTCCGCGACTCGCCCGGAAAATAGCTGCAAGCCTTCTGCTACCGTGCTGCCGATAATCATGTAGGCACGATCAAGGCGTATGGTCGCGCCATCCAGAATGCCGCCCTTGACTTGGCGCAGGAAAGGCACGCCGTTCACCGTATCGGTCGGATTCGCATAAAGCGTCAGGTCCAGCGTGTCGACTTCCAGTCCGGCAATCCAGCGAATCCGGCTGCGCTTGAATTTGATGCCGCTACTTATATATAGTGCGCCGCCCAGCATCAGGTCCAGATCGAAGTCGGTATAGCGCAA